AACAGCTGAAGTTTTCCATATCTGTGTCTGTCCATAATTGGTACTGTAAGGCTGATCTTCCCAAGTCTCTGGGTAACCAGTTCCTGCACCATGAGCTGTACCTATTACATAAGTCTTAAATGCTTCCATATATTCCATAGACTTTGTAACTGTTGTCTGCGTAGCATCATATGCTAATCCAGCATCAGAAGGTGAGTCAGCACTTGTATCATCAGAACCCGATACTGCATCCATAAAGAATACTGCACTACCAGAACCTTTAACACAAGTTGCATTAACAACTGCTTTATTAACACCTGTAGCTGCAGCAGTAGAACTTTCAGGAAGAGTTGTCAAGTCAACTGAGTTAACTTTCCAAATTGTATATCCTGATGTAGTTCCTGAATCAGCTAATGCTTCAGATGATGCATGTGGTATCTTGATTATTTGGCCAGGTATGAAGAACTTAGGCTGTGTGCCTTCAATTCCTTCATAATAATTTACTGTTTGACCATAAATATTCTGAAGATTACCATCATTATGATAATCACAGAAATATGAAAAAGTATACACATTACCTGCAGCTGGTGTACCTGTTGTTGCAGGCGCAGTAGCTGGAATGCTTGCAGCAGCAGTGCTGAAGTCGCTCATATATGCATATCTTTTTGAATACGAACCACGCTTTTCAGTAAACTTAAAAGTTGGATCGTCTGTTGGTTTTTTTGAGACCATGCTCACAAATCGAAAAAATGGATCTTGTGCTAACGCAAGTTCTGTTACTCTGTCTCCGAAATTATACTTTCTTCTCAGGGCACCAGTATTATACGTACTAGCAGCAGCTCCAGCTAACGAATTGAGACCTTGGCCACTATAGTTGCTATTGCCAACTATACTTGTACTATCTGCCATAGTCATATCTCCTTAACTATTTTGTTAAGCTCAGATAGACTTTAAATATATTTTAAATGTATCTACCCGAACAAGTTATCTCTACCACCATCAAGGTCGAGTAACCCATCAAATACATCTGAATCATGGGATTTCTCAACTTCTTGAGAGTTGGCTCCACTGGCACTTGTCGGCATATTACGAACATTTTTCATCTGATTGAGCATATCAGTTCTTGTTGCATTAGCAGTATTAGCAGCAGCTCTATCTCTATTTAAAAGATAATTAATATCATCTAAAGATAAAACATGCTTCTTTGCCCTTTCAACAAATTCTTCATATTGCTCATCTGTCATCTCATTTCTTTCTCTAAATTCTGCTTCTTCCTTCTTTCTAGATAATTCAGCTTGATAGGCTTGAGCATTTTGCTTTTCAGCATTTAATACAGTACCTACTCTTTTTTGAACTAACTGATCGACATGAGCATTCATTAGTCTAGCACTATCAGAATCGGGTTCAGACATAGCATCATGGGCATCAAATACAAAATCATCGTCAATATTTAATTGCTCTTTTATTGTTTTTGCAGGTTGACCACCATTAACTAAATATTCCCTAACATGACTTACAAGTCCACTATCATTTTTCATAGCCTCAAGAACAGGCACAAATGGTGTTAATTCATTCATTTGTTCTTTTAGCTTAACAGCCTCTCGACTGCTATCTGTATAGCGTTTTTTCCAGTCTACGCTCTCTGACTGTTCCGCTGTATTGGAGCCACTTATAGATGCTTGTTGGGTTACCTCAGGCTCATAAGCCATATCGGGGCCTGCATCATTGTGGGTTGCCTCATTCGGTTCTACGATTCCACCGTTAACTTGATCTTCTAAAGCGTCAAAAAAGTCCTCGGAGCCTGAATTTGATTGTTGAACTGAGTCAAATGAATCTTCAGTCATACCAATCTCAGGGTTACTTTGGGTTTGTTCTGCATTAGACATAACATCTCCTTTTGATTGTTATTTATCAGTGTATATTACTCAGAATTCTTTCTGTTTTGCAAATCATTTTTTATTTGCTTTGCATCTACAGCTAAATTCTTTGATTCTGTAGCAGCATTATTTGCCATTACATTTCGTAATAATTTTTGTTCACCTTCTGTTTGAACGTATTGTTTATTCATATTTGCTTTAACTTCTTCTTTCTTTTTATTTATCTCAACATCTGCTTGCATAACCTTTTGTTTTATACCAGCTTGTACTAATTGTCTTTCTAATGTTTCAATAGTACCCTCCTTATCCTTTAAGGATTCTTGCATGCTTTGTAATTGAGATTGTAATTGTGAATATAAACTCTTACGTTTTATTATACTTTCTTTATTTTTCAGATCGGTTTCAGCTAATAATGCAATATCATCTATAACTCCCATTTGCATTAATTGCTTTAATTCTTCTAAATATGCCCATCTATTCACAGGTAATGTAGAACCTGATACTATTCTAACATCATATTTTATAGAAGATATATCCATAGATTTACCTATAGCTTCTCCCATATCATTATAAATAGGAATATTAATTTCAACTTCTCTATCTTCTTGAATAGCAGAAGGTTGTATAATTCTAAATCTTTTATTTGCAGTATAAACAGATTGCGCAAATTGCAATACTACAGTACCTAATTTCTGTAATGCTGGCTCTATAGAAGTATTCATCCATTGTTTAATTCTTCTTGTCCCATATTCATCTAATGCTAACATACCTCTATATGTTTCACTAGCACCACCAGCATCGCCCATCATAGAACTATAGATACCTGCAAGATATTCCATATCTCCTTTGCCCTGTTGAATGATTTGGAAAAATGCATTCGCTAATGGAGCAGGCATTACTGGAGTAGGTTTTTCAACTCCTGGTCTAATAGGTAACAATGCCCCTGGTGCTGATGAATACTTTTCCCATTGCTCTGCATCAATACTTCCTTCTTCATACATCCATCTCAAAGATGAACCTAAAGATGCATTGTGCACCATAATTTGATGAGCTTTATTAATTTCTTGTTGTTTCCCAATAAGAGGAGCTACTGCACTCATAGGATATGGAGTTCCTGTCCATTTATAATGAAATGGTACTAATGGATAATCTTTTATGGTATCAGGCAATACTCTTTCAAAAAGTAACTTATCCCCTACTGCAACTATTTGCTTTATACGCTTATCATAAAATTGAACCATATCAACTACATTATCAGCAATACTTTTGTTTTCTAATAATATTTTTGATTCTTTTTCACTTACAATAACATTTTCTATTTTTGAAGCTTGACTTTGAAGCTCACTAACAGTTTGCTGATAAAATACCTGTACCTGTTGCTCCATCATCTTCTGTTCTTTTTGTAATTCTAACTGCATTCTTTCAGGCAACATCTCACCTTTTTCTACAGCTTGTTGTAATTTTTGTTGAGTTTCTAAAAAAGCAACTTGCATCTCTGCCTGCATCTCTTGCATTGCAACTTGAGCCTGTTGTTGTATTTGCTCTATTACTTCAGGAGGTGGAGGTATTCGATAAAATATACTCATATAAGAAACTTTTATTTTTTCATATATTTCAAAATATTCAGCCAACTCATCTTGTTTCCCATCAGCTTCAATAGCCATATTAGCTTGTTCAGTAGTATCATTAAATGCAAATAACTTTTGCTCACTATCTCCTAATGCCCTTGCAGACCAAGAACGTTGTGACTGCTCATCACTACTAGCTTGAGATATTTTTCTTTTATATCCTGGAAATAATTTTGCAAGATGATTTTTAGGTAATACTTTTCTTATTAATATAAATGCAGCATCTCTAAATAACATATCTCTTGATTTGGGATCTATATAGATATCAAAAGGTTCAGGTTGAGAAATAACTACTTCTCCCATACCATTATCCATATCACTATCTACCGAAACTAATAAATAACCTAATCCTTTAGTAATAGCATCATTAATAGCATTACCATATAAAGTATTACCATCTGATAATTGCCAAATATAATCACATAAGTCAGATAACACAGCAGCAACGTCAGTATCGCTACCCTCTGTTCCTATAGCTTGCCATCTTGGATTATTATCAGTAGCATAGAAATTAAGCATCTCAACTACAGGTAATATTCGATTAATAACAAATGTAGGCATACCTTGCTCTTCTAAAGCATCTTTTTCTTCCTGGCTTAATTGTTCGTCATGAGCAAAATCATAACCTTTTTGATTAACAAATTCCCATTGCTTTCTAGTCCAAGTATTGGACATATTATACAATTGTCTTATTTGGTCTGCTTTTTTAGTTTTAGCCATTAATTATCCTTTATAAGCTATTATTGCAGCTGTGCCTGTAGACCTAGTAATAGTTATTTTTTTAAAACTACCATGTACAGTTGTCCCTCTCGCAACAGGCGCAAGAGTATATTCAAGAGTATTATTAGGAGAGTGGCTTCCTGTATCTATTGTAATTGAAACATTAGTATTACCAGCAGCACTTCCTAAAACAGTATATGCTATCCAATGCCCTGCACTTGTTGATGCAGGTATGAGATTCGAAGTTGAAATATATTCATACCCAGCTTGACCTAATTGTTGATTTTGAGCTTCTTGAACAGTAAATTCTTTTAAATTATGTTGTCTGCTCATATTTAACCCCTATAACATATAGCTGTAGCATTACTGCCAGAAATGGTAACTTTACTCCACCTTCCATATATAGTAGTTCCAGCAGGTACTGGAGCAGCTAAATTAGGAAAAGTAGTAGCATCAAAACTAGTAGTTGCTATAGTTCCAGCTTCTAATACTGTTACCGCTACATATTCTACACCAGCTGCAGCTGTGCCTGTATTATCAACATCTGCTTGGTCAATATGAACATATCCCGCTTGTCCAAGTTTAGCATTTTGTGCTTCTTGCACCGTATATTTTTGTAAACCTGCCATTTTATTCTCCTTTCGAGTTGTGCTTTAAGGACTTGACTTGTCCGTGAATGCACTATTTATTATAAAATTTTTTTCTTGCCTTGTTTTTAAAGTACCCATCATTAGTACCATAAGTTTTTAAAACCCATTGACGATTACTTATATGATGAAAATCATCAGGCTTCCAATTGCATAATATAAACTGTCTGTTAGGTTTATAACTAGGATTATTTAAATTATTGATTTCTTCTAAAGGAGTAAATATTAAAGTAGCTGCTAAATGAAAATAAACTAAAGACACTATTCTAACTCTGTCCCCATTAACCTTCTTGCATTTAATGCCTGTTCACTACTTTCATCGACTTCGGGAAATGGATCTAAATTTTTCAAATCTTTTAATTTACTAAAATCTCTAGTTCTCCATATATCCCATAATGCTTCTTCTATAACGTCATGAGCATGATGCTCTCTTGTCCCAGGGACTCCATATGTTCCCCTAGTGAATCCTATTTCTTCACCTGTTAAAGAATCTGTTAATGCTCTAGAATCTCCATATGCTTCACGTTCTTCTCCAAGCCTTCTATCCAATTTCAAATCTTCCATTGGAGTTCCTAAGAATTGAAATGCATGACCCTGCTCTGCTAAAAAATGATGTAGCGCCCCGAGTCTATCAGTCATTGGGTCTAGCATTACAGTAGTATCGGGGTCTGCTGTACCCAGAGCCCAATCAGTGTAGTCTCCTATAAAATTCCCAATGTGTTTCACATTTTCTTTTAGCCTCTGAAAGCCTGGACCTTTAGCATATTCAGACCCATCTCCTTCAAGCTTAAATCTACCTCTCTCGAAATGCGCTCTAAGATCAGGATCATCAGACATTTTTAAGTAATTTCTACCACCAGCTTCCCAAATATTATATAAAGTTAAAATATCTGTTACATCAAAGATATCACCGAAACTATCTACCGAAACTACACCTTCTTCGGATTCCATCATAGATTCTATAAATGCTTCAAAAGATTTATCTGCAGTTTCTATATTAGGATCAAAAGGGTACTTACCCGTCTTATATTTACCCATTTATAATCCTCTTATAATATCACTTAATCTCTGAGAACGATTGGGTGTTTGCCTATGCCATTTAGAATCAAGCATTTCTGATGCGGCCATTCTATATTCTCTATTCTCTAAATATGCTAGAGTCTTTTTAAATTTAGATACTCCCGATACACCTAACTGATAGCACATTTCATAAATAACATCTTGTCCTGCTTCAGGCATTTTTTCAACAAAAGGAAATCTTTTATTAACTCTGTCAATTAAAGCATCAAGTTTTCTTCGGAGGATTATCTCCGCTATATCTTCGTCCATTACTAAATCCTTAATAGCAAATCCATAGCCTATTGTGTCAACTCCTTCGGTGCATTTATAAACTCTGTCTCTAAATCCCTCTGATAATTTTACTGCGTCTAATAAATGAGTTGTCATTATTTTCCCTCTACGTAACCACCTGAAGAATATGTTTTAATTGAAGAACCTATTTTTCCACCACCTTTTTTCTTCTTAGCCTCTTTTCTTCTCTTCAGATATTTTTCTTTTCTCAGCTCTTTCTCAGCTTCTGCTTTATAGTATCGCTTTAAATCCCTTATTTGTTGACTCTGCCCATGCATTGACATACCAGTTACACCCTTATGTCTTCTGTGCATTTCCTCTGTCACTACATTTTGATGTAATTCAGCTTCTGTTCTCGCTGGGCGGCCTTTTCTTCTTCTGTCCATTGGATATCCATATGCCATTTTCTTTCTTTTATATTCCTGAAGTTCATCATAATCCTCTTTAGACATAAGTTTTTTAGATGTTGTAGGTTTCCCTTTAAATTTTATCTTTGCCATACTATTTACCCTCCACATATCCACCTTGCGAATATGTTTTAATAGAATCTCCTACCTTACCACCTTTTTTATAATATCTATCCATAGTAGTTTCTCTGCCGCCTTTAAATGTTCTGTGGCCTTTAGTTAAACTTTTAGGACTTTTATCTAAATTTTTCTTTTTTGGACTTGGAACTTTGTCACCCATAAGATCAGCTATTTTCTTTTTTCTTTTTTTAGCCTTATGCTTTTTAATCTGTTCTTTAATTTTCCCTACACCCTTTTTAGCTCCTTTTTTGATTCCTTCTTCAAGCTCAGATAAAGATTTACCAAACATTTTAGGCCCAGTATCTTTACCTTTTTTAGGATGAGATGGTTTTTTTCTTGTCTTCCAAGTTTTAGCAATTCTTTCATCGGCCAACTCGTCCATTCTTCTTCGTGTTTCTCCTCTCATATTTTTTCTTGCCATTTTTTTCTCCTTAGGTAATTTTCCTTCTTTATTAATTTTATCTAATGTTTTTTTACCTATTTTTTTAACACTAGATTTTTTTATTATATATTCGCCACCTTCGGCTTCAAGAAGAATACCACCTTTTTTATGAGAAGGCCCTGATAATTTACCTGCTTTAATTTTTTTTGAACGCTTCATGCTGTTACCCAACTTTTAGGTTTTGGTTTCTTTTTTTGCCAACCCTCTTTGGACTCTGATAGTCCTTGAGGAGGATGTGAATATTTGCATGCATATGCAAGTGCATCTATTGTATCATCATGCGCCATCCTTGGTCCAAATGTAATAATTTCTCGATGTAATTCATAATGATTTTTTTTCAAATGTATTTGCCCGACAGCAAATCTCTGCGCTAATATCTCTTGGATTCTATCTCTTTTGCTCATACGATTACCAGGCACTTCAGGTTTAAAGCTTAAATTAAAAATATTCCTTCTTCTCATTTCAGAATATATTGCCTGAAAAATTGGTTTACTCATAGTAGTGTCTTCAATTGTAAACATACTAGGCTTGTAAAATTCATTTAATTCAAAAATATAATCTACAATACCTTTACTACCTGTACCTGGGATTCCTAATACTGGTAATGTCCTATTTCTAATATAATCAATTACATATATATTATTGTCAGGAGTTACTGCTATTGTTACTAACACACTAAAGTCTGAATTTCTCCTAGCACTATCTGTAGCAGGGTCAACCCCTACAAATATATTACAAGGTTTAGGATCATCCCCTTCAGGTATTACGAATGTCAAACCAGATTCTTCGTCCTTAGTAAATGTGCCATCCCAAAATTTAATATGTTCTCTAGTGAATAAAGCATCTTCTTCACTTTGAACTTCCATCATATATTCTTGGTAAAACTTATGAGGGGTACCACTATCGGCATAGAATTTCTTTTTACGTTCCATTTCCTTATGCCCAAACCAAGAAGGCCATAATGGAGTACCATCATCTTGCAAAGCTTTATATGTAATTACTTTCCAAGAAAAATCTTTCTTTTCCTTTTTAGCTTGGTCATATCCTACTAATATTTTTTGAATAAAAGAATCGAAATGAACAGGGGTTCCATTTATTCGTAACCGTCCTGTTTTTGGCTCCAATGCAGGGAAGACAACAGCTGTGACAAGATTAGAGATTTTGGCGCGGCTTTCAGGCGTGACCGTGTTATTCTCATCCTCAAAGTCATCAAGAACGATAAGATCATAACGCTTATGCAACTTGGCACCACCACGAATACCAGAAAGATTACTCTTAGAAATAAGTTTACAGCCATTTTTAAGTTCGATATCATCTTCTGTCCATTTTTTCCCTTTTAAGTCTCCAAAATAATATTTTACCCTATCATTATACTCTATATGATATTTAATGTAATCAAGATTAGGAACGGATATCTTACTAGATGCAGCAACCCAACCATAAAATAAGGGTTCATCTGCAAAACAAAAATCATGCATAATGCTACATTTTGTAAGTACTGTTTTGCCATGTCCCCTAGGTAAAATAACTGCTAGCTGTCTATAATCATGATTATTAAGTGCATCGCACACTTCATAATGAAAGAAAGGAGATTCACTCCTCATAAAATCATCAGGTAAGAACAGTTTACCAAATGCTACTAAATCTGTATATGCTAATCGTAATTCTTCTTCTGCTTCAGAAATATTTCGACTATTTATATTAGCCATCTATTCTCTTAGTTTTAGCCTATGTTCATTACTTAGCCATTCACTAAATCTATCTGCTTCTTGTGGAGTATCAAAAGGAATACCGTAATCTCTATTTAAAGCTTCATCGCCACCATCTTTAAAGAAATGTAATTTACCAGTACCGACACCTTTGTCATCAAGCATCTCTAAAATCTCAGGAACAACAATATGCCTTCCATCCATTTCAACTCTTCTAGTATGTACCGTGCCAGGCATACCACCAACATCTACACTACCTAATCTATAATTAGTTAGCCATGGCTGTGAAAGTTGCTCAGATTCGAATATCTCTTTAAATCTAATATCATTCATAACTCTATCCGCCCATGCTTCTGCTGACATTAAATTCCAATTTTCCTTAATTCTCGATAACTTTTCAAGAGATCTTCTTTTTCACTTGTATCTGTTCTTCTGCTAAAGGATTTCTCCCATTCTTCAGCTATTTTTTTCTCATGACTGGTTAAAGGTTTTTGATCAATTATTTTTCGCCCAACACCACCTTTTCTATAAAAATGTTCATCTTCATATTCATTCATTTTCTTATTCAAATCTTCTTTAAATTTTGCTACTCTATTTCTTTCTTTAACTCCTACACGTACCTTTCTCCCAGTAGTAGGATCTATTCTATATCCGCTATGTGCTTCCCTTATTTGCTTTGCCCTACCTGCATAATCATAACCTTTTTTACCTCTTCTCATTGCTGTTGCTCCCATACCTAAAATAGGTACTGCTGCTCCTAGAGATATAAGTGCATCTTGAAACTCGCCTTCAGACATATATAAAGCTGCATCCAAGAAATCAGCACCAAGTCCTCCAGGCGCCATACCTAAATCCTGTAAAAATCCATGCATATCATCTTTGCTATTAAACATAGGTGTATCAGTACCCCATCTTTTACCCATGCTTTTTTGAGCCTCCACATCAACACCAGGAGCTACTAATTTAGTACCAGCTGTACCAGGCATAGGAACTAAAGTCTCCTCTTCTAGGATATTTTCATTACTTAACATATCTCTCATTATTCTATCTTCAACTGCCATCTGTCAACTCCTTGCGCTCTACGCTTTCTAATTGTTCTTTACTAAAGCCCTGGAAGACTGCTCCTGATAACTGCTGCACATTTGTTGTAGTTTTATCCTCTAAATCCAAGATGTCGGATAACTTAAATAAGGCTTTCAGCTTTGTATCATCTTTTTGAGCAGTCTGGGCTATAAATTTTATACCTTCTAATACTTTCTTAGCATCTATGCCCAATTCTTCCATCACAGGCTTTAATTCTTCTTTCATTGCAGTCTTTATCCTTTCGGTTTTTATTAACTGTCCTGCTTTAATATTAGCATATCCAGGATTATTCGTAGGAAAAGCCTTTATATATGCCTGCTTAGGGTCCATACCCTTGGCTAAGTTTAAGACAAATAATTCTTCTTTACTATTTAATTTTTTCCTAGACTCAACAATTTCGTCAGGTTTTAAGCTACCACTAAAGGAATATATATTAGGTCTTTTTGAAGTATCCATCTTCGTGGATTTAGAGACAAGAAATGTGCCAGTACAAGTACCAACATATGATACCTGTCTAACTCTACCTTTAGCTTTAAGCATATTACCTTTTCTTAATATTTGAATAATACATCCATCATCAGCAAGAACCCAATCACCTATCTCAGATTCTCGCCAATTATCTATATAATGGATATTATCGGGAAGTTCATCAACTGATTCAAAGACTGTATGCTCAGCTTTATTTATTTTATAAGTTCTCATCTTAGTTCTAAACCCTGCCAAGGGTTTAGGCTATTAAGAGATTCCAATTGTATCACCAGAAATGTGCTTGGATAATTCATCATCTAATTCTATCTCTTGGTCATCAATATGTAATATAGCCTTAGCACCATCTATATATTCTTTAACATATATTACTTCATCAGTCGCAGGATCAAATCCAATCTTTAATACATATTCTTTCATAATCCTCCTTAGTTTAGGATATAGTTCACCCCTGAGTAGCAAAACTCCATTTTTTCTTAAACTTTACATTTCCTAAAGACCAGTAATTAACTCCCATATCCTAATTTATAGTAAAGCAATTCTCGTTAGTTGTAGGGGAAACCTCTTTATCCTATATGGAGAGAAACCCAACGTCTAACCCCTTTAGCAGAACGATTCGCACGGGTACTAACTGGGTGATAATCTTACGATTACTAACTGCCTAATATAGATTATATTGTATGCAAAAGCAAGAAAGGTTTGAAAATTATAGCATTTTATCGTGTGGTGTTTTTATAATGTGGTACCCCTTATCAGGGGATTTCGACTATCGTTTTTACGTTGTTTTTGGTTTAGTTTTTTGAGTTCTTTTTGATAATGTTGTTTAAATAATTTAAAGGAGATATATATATGTCTACGACTCTTAAGATGGGAAGACAATGGAATAATAATGTTAAAGTTGATGGTGATGATAGACCTAAACTTGACCCTAAGGACCCATTGCAAGCTGCAGTACTTGGTACTACTATCAAGGAAATAAAAGCTGGTAACTATGAGAATGTTGCTAACTTACAGGTAGTTGCCAAGGCTTTCACAGTGGTTAATCCTTCCGATCATACTGAAACTGTATTAGGTTACAATACTGTGACTACTGTTGCGGATAATACTACTGGTGAAGTTCATGAGTTACATGATCCTGCAATGATTGATACCTATTGTAAGAATGGTTTCAAGATTGTTAAGACCACTAATGTAGAGATTAGAGGTTAGATGAACTGAGTTAGGGGGATTAATTTCTCCCTTTCTCTTTATTATTACTATTATTACTTATTTATTAATTAAATACAGTTATAAAGTATCGAAAAAGACATAAAGTATGCACTCAATGGTAATCTTCTATCACATGTGTGTATGTTATATAGTATAAACTTATACTAAACTAAATGGGGATAGCTTTAGATACATACTTAGTCAGATTGACATATCTATGTAGTAGTTGTCCCTATTATTTTAATAACAAGGAGGTATCTTATGAATAACCCATGGGATAGTTTCAGTCCTGGTGATGGTAGTGCTTGTTTAGCCTTAGTTTTTAAGCTAAAGAAACACGTCATTAGACAAGATGGTAAACGTTGTTATGCTTATCTTGATTTGGCTAATAAACATTGGCCTAAGAAAGATGGTATATTGTTTGCTGATTGTCCAGTTCCTCGTGAATTATTACGAGAAGCTGCAGTATTGGCTAAATCTTATCTTTATAGATAGGTAGCCAAGTAACCCAGTGCTTAGTTAGGCTGGGTAAGAACATGGTTAGAAATTTAACAAGGAGGTTGACAATGGAAAGACCTGATTTTTATTTAGTAGTAGCAAAGATGATGATTGAATCTCATTTAATTAAAGAAGAGCCTATAAAGACTCAGACTATCTGTACAAATCTATGTGTGGATATTATTACTGATTTAGCTAGGTCTCGACAAGATGCTACTGATATGTTTAAAGTGCTAGATCATATTACTTATGATTTATGTCATGAGATATGTTTTGAAGAACAATGGAATAGGAATAAAAATGGTAGTAACTGAAGATGTTGAAAGTTTAAACAATACAATAGATATGGTTAATATAATGTTTGATTTTCTTGCTGTATTGATAATAGTAATACTCATATACCTGGTATGGGCATTATTTGATTAGATTTCAGGAGCGGAGACAAGCTTTGGTAGGCTAATGAGTCTCATAAACTCACGTATTGGTAGTTCGATTCTACCCTCCGCAACCAAGAGATATTGATGTGTAGTATATAATGTAAAAAGTCGTATAAGCGTCCAACGGAAAGAGGGATAAGCGAACGGGCCCAATATCGTGAAGCGAGGTACTAACCTCCAACTTATATAGTTACATAATGCTTAGCATCAATGTCTCTGCAGTTTAAATAGTAATGTTCAGTTTTGGGAAACTTGGTTTACCCTTAGTTAAACGGAAGTCATAATGACACATGCATTACTTGATGGCCAGTGAGGGGACTATAACTGTAATGTTCCCTCTGAAATTTTAATTTGCAGAATATCTAAAACATCTAGGCTTAGTGCACAAAATTATGAGATAAAAAATGAGGTTGTGACTTGTTAACAAAAAGCAAGAAACAATACTCACGAGAACTAGACTCATACTTGGCTAGAGCTGGCCTCTAGATTTATTCTGCTATTTTAATTCACCATACTAACGGACTCAGCCTATCTGAGCCACATACTGAGATTGATGAAGGCCAGAGCTCGGTAAACACAATAATGCTAAGTACCTTAAATTGCCATGATGCTTTTTAAGTATGAAAGTATGTGCGGCAGCAAAGACATTATCAGGACATACCTGAGTGTTGGCAGGGTATGGTGATATATTTAGCTCGAGGGAACTATCCATGCTAACACATGGACTGGGTGGAGGAATGTGTAGAGTTGAAGGTACCCGCTCTATAGTGTAGGGCTAATTACAAAGTTTGGGTGAATAATAATAATATAATATGAATGTATAGACATTTGCTGAAGTGCCCTTCTTCGTAAGGGAAGCTATAATTCACTGTAGTGAACTAGTGTAACTATAGTAAAGTATTGTATTGTTATGGCTAATAAAAAGCCCACCCAATTAATTTAAATAAAACAAGGAGGTTGACATGCCTAAATTAAATGAATTAGTATCAAAGATATTTGTTGAGGGTAATGCTAGTGATAGTATTACTAAAGATATATTAGGATGGTGTAAGAATTCTATGCCTAAAGTTATTGTTAAAGGCAAGAAGAATAAAACTATCTCTAAGAAGAAGAAAAGAATTGGAGGTAGCAAATGAGTTATAAGCAAACAGCTATAATTATAGATATTGATGGTACTGCTGCCCTTGGTATTGGTGATCATCGTAAAGCATATGATTATCATCTATGTGGCAATGATAAGCCTAATCTTCCTGTATGGTGTATAATAGAAGCTTTATCTACTCTTGATTTACGATTATTTTCATCAGCTGATATGAAATTCATATTCTTATCAGGTAGGGAGAATGTATCATTCCCAGGTAAATCTGAAAGAAAAGATAAATGTTATCGTAGAGCTATATATATGGATAATGAATATGATAATTGTTATTCTCTGACATATGCTTGGTTAAAATATCATTTAGCTTGTTCTGGTATTATGAATAAAGAAACAAATAATAGATGGGATTTATTTATGAGACCTGCTGATGTATATAATCGTGATGATGAGATTAAATATCAAATATATCAAGACTTTATAAAAGATAAGTATCGTGTATTGTTTGTTTTAGATGACAGGAATCAAGTTGTTGATATGTGGAGAGATATTGGTTTAACCTGTCTGCAAGTCGCAGATGGTAATTTTTAAATAAGGAGTTGACAATGGTATTATCAAATTCTGATATGTTAATATTTAACCAGCTTGTTAAGAAAAAGCAAGCTAATCGTAGGTCTTATAATAAAAGATCTATTGCTTTAAAAAGAGCAGCAGGAAATTGTTGGTGGTTAACTGAATTTTTCAATCAAAGTATAAGGAGAAATAAATGAGTGATTCAAAAGGTATTGTAAAATATGATATTGTTAGAACAGATACAGTTGAATTAGATATTGAACATATCATAAGTAGATTTATTGATATAATTGATAGAGAATTAGAAGGTTGTTATATCTATCCCTCTGCACCTGAACTAGATTGTTATGACAGTAATGATGGATGTGTAGAGATAAACTTAAGAGGTCTTGATGAAATCATACATGCTGGTGATATATCTTGGAAAAATTTGTTTCTAAAAGATATAGATGAATTAGCAGACATGGTATTAGATGCAGAACAATCAGAAGAGTTACGAAAAAGCTCCGAATAATTGTCAACCCGAAAAGGGTGAAAGTTGTCGGAGCAATGAGTAACCCTTGATTTTGGGATACAACAACGGACAAGGCTTAGGCCCAGTAAACAATCTGGGGTGGGTAGCGAGTGGTTGACCATGTATCCCATTAACTAATAAGGAGATAGAGATGAAGACAAAAAAGCCAAATGCTTCAGGCTATGCATTCGCAAATATGTTCAAAAATATAAATGATGACCATAAATGGGTTGCTAGACTGAAGAAAATAGCTAAAGAACAACATAGAAGTGTATCAGCACAAGCTAGAGTTTTCTTAATGAAAGCAATTGTTGAATACGAATCTAAAAAATAACAGTTTGTTCTTTGTCTGTTATAATGAGCAAGAGACGCCTCCAACGGATGCTTGGCATCAAGCTAACCGCGATGCTTCGGTTGATTCTCTACTGATGGCGTCCCTCAGAGAATATAATAGACAAAATCTTTATTTCAATAATAATATAAGGAGAAATAAAATGGGATATGACTTATCAGGTTTAGATCCAGTATTAAGAGTAGAAAAAGAAGGTGCTTATGAAACTTATCATAAGTATGCAAGTATGGATTGGAATGAAAGACAGGATATATTTAAAAAAGATAAGAAATTAGAAGATAAATTCTGGGAAGAATATAATGCAAGAGATAGTGAAAATCCAGGAATATATTTTCGTGCTAATGTATGGTGGTGGAGAAGAATATGGCAGTTTACTTGTCTAACTTGTGATGATATATTAAATGAAGATGATATAGCTGGTGGTGGTAGTAATAGTTATCATGAAATTACTTCAGATAAAGCATCTTTAATTGCTAAGAAATTACAAGAAGAAATAGATAATGGAGGTGCTAAAGAATTTGAAGATGTTATTGCTGAATATATAGCTGATGCTGAAACAGATGAAAATGGTAATCCTAAGGATTGGGATGCTAATTATCCATTTAAAGTTAGTTTCTTACAGGAATTTGTTACATTCTGCTCAGAATCAGGTGGATTCACGATAGGATAGACTTATGACCAACCTTAGGAGGTTTACTTTGAGTAAATGAATAAGGGTATGGTCTATGTGCACGGGGGTGACCTGAAGACCACTCAGAACTAGTCCGAAGTAACTAAGCCTCACCCCAAAGTTTAGAAAAGTAGCTAACTATAGCTATGGCAGTCCTGAGAAGTTAGCCTAAGTTTATTCCAGGAACTCGCGACAGAAACCGAGGTAACCTCACGTGAGCACTACCATAGAATGAGAAAAAAGCTTTTCTATTTAACAGATAACACTTACTTAGGTGAGTGTTTTTCTCGTCGAAAAGAAATAGTAGGGAATATTGACAGGCGAGTAAGCGTAGAGCGATAACACTATATGTGTAGGTCGTATGCACTAACGAGGGTCAAGCCCCTACTGTTTCACTAATAATAAATATAACCATAGGAGTAAAAACAATGAAATTATTAACTAAATCTATACAAAAGTCAGCAGAAGAACAATTTAGTAAAGCTGGTGATATGAATCAAAAAGTAGTGGCTAAGTTTTTCGATCCAATGGGTAAATGGACATGGTATTTAATGAATAAAGATCCTCAATCTGATTATTGCTGGGGTATTGTAGATGGTAATGCTGTTGAAATGGGTTCGTTTGGATTAGATGAATTGCAAAATTATACAGGGCATTTTGGGATAGGTATTGAAAGAGATACATCATTTGAACCAGTTGAAGCTAAAGTAATATGGGAAGAATTGAATGAGAGTAACTGAGTATATACATTATTTAAATAGAACTGATACAGCATTAGGTAAAAATATTAAGTCTTATGATTATACTCATATTACTATAAGAATGATTCATAAAAGACAACGATATGAATATCAATTGCAAAGGAGAAAAGATGCAAAAGCCAAAAAACTTAGTTAGTATAGAAAAAGATTTAAAAAGAGTAGTTAATATGTTTTGGGATATTGAGAAAAGACATTGGGAAGAAACTCCTGATAATGATCATCATATATTTCATTCATTAAATAATATTAAAAACTGGCTAGAAAGCCTAAGGAGAAATAATGAGCAATACTGAAGAATTAACATTTAAAAATTGTAAAACTCTTATTCTTACTATGGATACTGAACAATTAGATGAATTAATCCATGCTATAAAATATAGAAGAGATGAAATAAATAGAGAATTAAAAGATAAGTTTGTTGTGGGTGATAAAGTTTGGTTTACTCATAACAGAGATAATAAAACTATTAGTGGTACTGTTTCTAAAGTAAATAGAAAGAGATTGGTTGTAAAGGAAGATGGTAGTGAATGGACAGCTTGGAATGTTCCACCATCTATATTAACAAAATTAACTGACAAAGGAGTTGATAATGGCTGATAAAATTAGTGTACAACAAAGAAAGTATTTCGTAGAAAGAATCGAGTCTTCAATTAATGATAAAATAGAAGCTTTAAGACAAAGTAATGCAGCGGAAGTACAGAATATATCTGAAGCAGCATACAATAAATATCTTAAATTATTAAAAGTTGATAAAGATATAAAGAGATTTGATAAGCTTGATGCAGAACATGCTAAACTAAAATCTAAATTAATTCAAGTTTATGATTCTGTTAAATCTAGTCAAATTAATAGTAATCCTCATATACAAGGCTTTAGCGGGAGTCATAGCTATCCTCATTTATATACCAGTGCAAGTGCTTTAGATATTAATGATGCATATAGATATCTTTGTAATCAAACAGCTGCTAAGAATGAAGATGAGACACCACAAGGTAAGCTTATTAAACAGCTTGAAGCTAAGAAAAGAGCTGCTACTGATGAATTACATGGTATCAATGAGTTAAATGGTCTAAAAGAAGTTGTAAATAACATACTTAAAGGTGCAGATGTACCTTTGTTAGGAGAATAATATGACTTTTGATGTGATGTGGACCTTAGAATCTATTATAACAATCGTTTTAAAACTGCTGGCAATATATTCGCTGGCAGTCTGGACATCAATTATGAAGGAGAATTAATGAAAAATTTAACTAAAAGATGGAATGAGCAGGCTAAAAAAGTGTTATTAGGTAGAAAAATAATACAAGTTAAATATGTTAACAGCGAAGAAGCTGATAAATATATGTGGCATAAAAGACCTATATCATTTACACTTGATGATAATACTAGACTTATTGTTATGGCTGATGATGAAGGCAATGATGGTGGTGCATTATGTTATTTAAATGATAATGTAGATGATGTATTACCTGTATTAAGCCTGGAGGATTAGTATGGAAAAGGTATTAAAATGTATATGCCCTGAATGTGGTTGTGATGATTTATCTGTATATTTACTTGCAGATTACAATAGTACTATAAATGAATTTAACGGTGAAGGTACTACTGCATGGTCATATTCAGATGCTATGGATGATATATATTGCAATGAATGTGATTGGGAAGGGCGTGAAGCTAAGGAGGTTAAAGATGAAAATATTAATAAAAAATGACAAAGGTGATATTGAAGAATGGGAAGAAATTGCCGATGAAAATTTATGGGAAGATGGAGAGCTTAAATGGGATGAAGTTATGGATAAAATAAATTATCATGTTCTTAAAAAAGGTGATTGGATTCTTATAAGACAAATTGAGGAATAGTTATGGCAAAGAAATATAAAAAACGTAAAAACTATATTCGCAGAAATAAAAATCAAAGTTGGATAAATGAGGAAGGTAATTTATTGATGAATGTTTATAGATGTGAAT